AAGCCCGGCGCGGCCCGGAAGGCCAAGGCCGCGATGCGCGAGCAGTACGGCGACGAGAAGGGCGATCGCGTCTTCTATGCGAGCGTTGCCAAGAAGCGCCCCGGTCTCGTGAAGCGCAAGGACTGAGAGACATGGTCAGGTCGGCGAGGAGATCAGGTTATCGTGCGCGCCCACGCACGAGCCGCCCCCCGCGGCAACTATCGCCCGCGCCGGCCTGGCCATGCGCGAGGAGCCCGCGTCATGGCGTTTGACTTCGGGGGCAGCAAGCCGCCGCCGCCACCCGCCCCGCCCCCGCCGCCGGACACCACGGCCGGCGAGCAGGCCGCGGCGGCCGCGAAGATCGGCAACAAGCGGCGCAAGGGCCGGCGGGCGACCACGCTGGTGGCCCCGGAGCTCGCCACGCCGGTGGCCAACACGCTCGGCACGCCGGGCACGCTCGGGGCATGACGTATGTGTCCCGCTTCACGGGCGTCTGCAATCAGTGCGGCAGATGCTGTGAATACCAGGCCCCGGACGGCTCCGGGCTGGTGCGCTGCGGCTACTTGATCCCGCAGACCTATCACGGCCTCGAGGTGGTCGGCGTGCCCGGCTCGACCGAGTGCAGCATCCACGCGCTCCGCCTCGACGGGATGCCGATCCCGATGCACTACGTGAAGACCGGCGACTTCTACGGGTGGCGCTCGTGTGCGCTCGACTCGCCGACCGAGGATGCCGCGATTGCGCCGCACATTGGCCGCGGGTGCTCGCTGACGGTGCGCGATGCCTAAGTGCCGCCGCTGGACCGGCACCTGGACCCGCTCGCAGGACCGCGACGTGTGGACCGGCGAGCAGGGCGAGCCGCGCATTGAATGCCGGTATGAGGGCGACCGCCAGCAGCTCCTCGCCCATCTCGTCGCGACGCACCGGCTCCCGCTGGCCGCCGCCAGCGTGGCCCTGAAGGACATGGTGCGCGATGGCTGACGCCACCACCCGCGGCACCGGCCGCTACCGCCTGCGCCCGCGCGAATCCGAGGCGCCCGACGCCGAGCAGATCCTCCGGCGCTGGCAGACGCTCCGCTCCCGGCGCGCCAATGTGGACGAGGTGCAGCAGGAGCTTGCCGACTACATCATCCCGCGCAAGGCCGTGATCACGGAGCACCACGGCGGGGCGGCCGTCGGGCGCGTCGAGGGCGAGGAGCTCACCGAGCACGTCTGGGACAGTACCGCCATTCGCGCCAACGAGCTGCTCGCTGCGCGCATTCAGGGCGCGCTCACCTCGCCCAGCATTCGCTGGTTCAGTCTCAAGACGCGCGATGCGCGGATGAACGAGCAGTATGCCGTCCGCCGCTGGCTGAACGACGTCGAGGACCGCATGTATCTCGCCCTGCGCCAGTCGAACTTCAATGCGGAGATGGGCGAGGTGTATCTCGATCTGGGCGCGCTCGGCACCGGCGCCATGCTGATCGAGAGCGAGGAGACCGACGAGGGCAATCGCGGGTTCTGGTTCCGGGCCCTCGCCCCGGGCACGTACTGCATCGCCGAGGACTCGCGCGGGCGCGTCGACACGCTCTTTCGCATCCTGAAGATGACGCTCCGGCAGTGCGCGCAGCAGTTCAGCGTGGATGCCTTGCCGGCCGCGTGGCGCGAGCAACTCGACCGCGAGCCGGACGCGGAGCGCGAGGTGCTGCACGCCATCCAGTCGCGCCGGGTCGACAACCCCAGGCGCAAGGACGTGCTCCACTTCCCGGTGGCCTCCGTGTACCTCGCGATCAGCGAGAAGGTCATTCTCGAAGAGGGCGGGTACAAGGAGTTTCCCGGCGTGGTGCCGCGCTGGTCGAAGACGAGCGGCGAGGTGTATGGCCGTGGACCGGGGCATACCGCATTGCCGGACATTCGCACGCTGAACAAGGCCGTCGAGCTCACGCTCTCCTCGGCGGCGAAGGCGCTCGACCCGCCGGGGCTGGTCAGTAGCGATGCGACGATCGCGGAGCTCGATCTGCGGCCCGGCTCGATGAATACGGTCGAGGGCGATCCGCGGCTGGCGTGGGCGCCGCTGGAGTCCGGCGCGAAGTTCGACGTGTCGAAGCTGCTCGAGGGCGATCTCCGCGAATCCATCCGCAACACGTTCTACTGGGACCAGCTACAATTACAGAGTCAACGTGTTATGACGGCCTGCGTTCCGCTCTACAGCGAAGCTCTCACCCCCCAAGGCTGGAAGCGGTACGACGAGCTGTATGTCGGCGGGACGATCATGGCGTATTCCCTCGAGCGGAACCGCTGCGAGTGGACCACCATCGATCACCTCTACGTCCACGAGGCGGCGCCGACGTATCTCTATTGCCGGCAGTCCTATCGCGTGGTCGCGACGGCTGACCACAAGTGGGTCGTGCGGAGTGCCGCGACCAGCGTGCAGCCGGTCGGGCCGTGGATGCTGCGGAGCTTTGACGATCTCCCGGGGTTCTACTGCGACCTCCTCCAGTCGGCGCCGATGGAGGACGGCAAGGGCCTCGAGCATCCCCTCGCGCCGTGGGATCTGCTCCGGCGGGAGTCGCTCGTCGGTCAGGTCATGGCGATGTCGAGCCGCGAACGGCAGACGTTCATCATGGGCGTGCTGGCCGGGGAAGGATCGTTCCACCACCAGCGCGGGCACACGCACGGCTTCATCTACATGTACCAGAACATCGGCTACGTGCTCGACGCCTTCCGGCTCGCCTGTCAACTCGAGGGGATTGCCACCAGCGAATATCTCCCGTATGCCGGGCGCCCGACGCCGAAGGACGGCTGGCCGCGGAGTCAGGCGCGGCGAATCACGCTGATGTCGGCCCCGCATCGCGCCATCATCCCCGACTGGATCGGCCGGCGGGCGCCGACGCGCCGCGGGTATCTCCGGCGCTATGACGCGGGCGTCCAGCCGGTGTGGTGTCCCTCGACACCACTCAAGACGTGGGTGATGCGGCAAGGCACGACGATCACCATCACCGGCAACACCGAAGTCCAATCGCGCCTCGAGATCATGCAGCAGTTCCTCGCGCCCACGCTGGCACGGCTGGAATCCGAGGCGCTGACGCCGCTCCTGAACCGCTGCTTCTCGATCATGCACCGGCAGGGCGAACTGCCGCCGCCGCCGGAAGAACTGGCCCGGGGCGCGAACCTGGACGTGGAGTACGAGGGCCCGCTGGCGCGCAGCCAGAAAGTCACCAGGCTCGCGGGGATGGACGAGTTCATTCGCATCACGGCGCCGGTGGCCCAGCAGCAGCCCGCCGTGGTCGACAACCTCGACACGGACCGCGCGTTTCGCGACCTCGCCGAGGTGGCGGGCCTGCCCGCCGATTACCTCCGCGACGAGGACGACGTGGCCACGATGCGTCAGCAGCGCGCCCAGCAGCAGCAGCTCGCCAAGCAGATGGAAGTGGCGATGGGGGCCAGCGAGATGGGCCGGAACCTGGCGCCGGTGATGGAAGCGGCGCAGGGCATTCCGCCGGACCAGATGGCCGGCGCGGCGGGCGGCGGCGGCAACCCGCTCGAGATGCTGCAGGGGATGATGAGCGGCCAGAACGGCGCCGCGGGGCCGCCGCGGTGAGCGCCACGCCCGAGCAGTACCGCGAGGTGTTCAAGTCCGGCGCGGGGCCGGACGTGCTCACGGACCTGATCGGCTGGATCGAGCGGCGGCCGGAGTCGGAGCGCGTGGGCGGCTACGCGGTGATCTCGCGCATCGTGAAGATGACGAGCGTGACGGCGGTGCCGCGCCCGCCACGGGCGATCCGGGCCGCGGCGGGAAGGATCGCGCATGGCTGAAGAATCCGTTTCCGCAACCGTCGAGATGCCGGTCGATACCGCTGTCCCTACGGCTGTCGCGACACCCGCGTCAAACGGGGACTGGCGCGCGGGCTTGCCGGCCGACCTCGCGGGCGACAAGAGTCTCGAGTCCTTCAAGGACCTCGCCGGGCTGGCGCGCTCCTACGTCGAGACCAAGCGCATGGTCGGCGCGCCGCTCCAGGCGCCCGGGGCCGACGCGAAGCCCGAGCAACTCGCCGCATACCGGCAGCGCCTCGGTGTGCCGGAACTCGACAAGTACGAGATTGATCTGCCCGCACCGATCGAGGGCGCCGGATTCACGTGGGACCCGCACTGGGTCGGGCGCATGAAGGAGTCCTTCCACAAGGCGCACATGACGCCCGCGCAGAGCAAGGCGGTCGCCGACCTGTTCCACGAGTACATGCACACGATGGCCGACCGCACGCGCGCGGCGCAGGCGCAGGAGGAGTCCCAGGAGCTCGCGCAGTCGATCAAGGTGCTCGAGCAGAAGTGGGGGCCGAAGGACGGGGCGCAGTGGCGCTATCACCAGGGCCGCGCACAGGCCGCGGTCAAGACGCTGCTGGCGGAGGCGTCCGAGGAGGACCGGGACGAGGTGCTCCAACTCGCGAACCATCCCGCGGTGGCGCACGCGCTGGCCACCCTCGCCGAGGGCCTGCTCGAGCGCGGGTTCATCGACGGCCAGGAGTTGCCGGCCGGGACGAGCATCGCGGCGGCCAGCGCCCGCAAGGCGGCGCTGCTCGCGGAGATGGCGAAGGACCCGCAGCATCCGCTCAAGAACCCGCAGCATCCGGCCCGCGAGGCCACGATGCGCGAGTGGGAGGAGCTGAACCGCATCGAGGCGGGCACCGGCGCCCAGTATCGACGGTTCGGACGGTAGAACAGCGCGCGATTACCCCGCGAGGGGCCGCGCGGCGGCGGGACAGACCGCCGAAGGGAACGCCCGCGACAAGGGCGTGAGGCAGGCCGGCACGGCCGACTACCTGCCGTCATGGCATTCACCGGTTTCGCAGCAGGAGACCGACCATGGCGGCCTACGACTCCGTACCAATCTCGTTTGTTCACGCCTACACCACCGAAGTGCACCGGCTCGTCGCGCAGAAGCAGACCAAGCTCCGCGGTGCCGTGCGCGTGCAGTCCGGCATCAAGGGCAAGACGTACAACTTCGAGCGCATCGGCTCCACCGACCTCGGTGCGATCGCCACGCGGCACGCGACCACGACCATCCTCGACCCGATCCACTCGCGGCGCCGGGCGACGCTGGTGGACCGCGGCGGCGCCATCGTGCTCGACCGCAACGACGAAGTGAAGATGCTGATCCAGCCCGAGAACGACTACGCGATGAACCATGCGGAAAGCATCAACCGCTTCTACGACGACCAGATCATCGCGGCGCTGGGCGGCAACTCGACCTCCGTGGCGGCCGATGACACGACCGCGAACGTGGCGCTGGGCGCCGGGCAGACCATCGCCGCCGGCGGCAGCGGGCTGACCTTCGACAAGGTCAACCAGGCCACGCGGATGTTGAACCAGGCCGACGTGCCGCAAGAGGACCGCTACGCGGTGATCAGCCCGCAGGGCCTCGAGGACCTGCTGGCCACCACCGAGGCGACCTCGTCGGACTTCACCAACATGAAGGCGATCCAGACCGGCACCATCCAGGGCACGTGGATGGGCTTCAACTGGATCATGTCCACGCGCCTGCCGATCACGACGCTGACGCGCAGTTGCTTCTTCTTCCAGAAGCGCGCGGTGGGACTGGCCATCGGCATCGACGGGTACACGTCGATCTCGACGCGGCACGACCTCAACGATGCCACGCAGGTGTACGCGATGGTCGTGGCGGGTGCGGTGCGGATCGAGGAAGCGCTGGTCATCCAGTGTGATATTACCGAGGTCTGATTAATCAACACGTTACAGAGAGGTTAGTCACCAGTGGCCGGGGCCCGCGCCCCGGCCAGAAGGATCGCAATGGCCACCATGGCGCCGATCGCGGGCTGCGCGCTCACCACCGTCACGGCGGAACCCTGTGCCGTGCCGCCGGTGTCGGCCGAGGCGCTGACCATCCGCGCGGAGGTGGCCGAGGCGCTCGAGCGCCGCCGGCGCGGCATCGACCCGCGCGTGGACGAGCCGCCGTTTACCTCGACGCACTGGGTGTCACGCGCGGGCATGCCCAACCGCGGCGGCGGCATCCTGCCGACGGCGTACTCGGTTCAGTTCAAGGGCTTCACGTACATCAGCTTCCAGGGGCTGCTCGGCAACATCACGGGCATGGCGCCGGTGCCGCTGCGCGCGCCCATGGGGTCGATCTCGCGCACTGCGGACGGGGCCACGTGGCAAACGGTGTTTATCGGCGACGAGGCGCCGCCGGGCTGGACCCTGGCCGACCTGAAGCAGCCCGGGCTGCTGTGGGTGCAGGGCGACACGCTCTACTGCCTGGTCTTGCAGGGCAGCTCCTCGTGGGTGCTGCCGTGGGCCTACCTCGGGCCCGGTGAGGTCGCGATCTGGAAGACGACGAGCGGCACCCTGAACACGTGGACGAAGCACCAGGTGCTCGCCTCGTGGACCGCGCACGGGTCAGGCGAGAACGTGGGCGGCACCGCTTCCGGGGTCGGGATGGGCACGCAATCGCAGTGGCGGGCGGCGGGGTCCGGGCCCGCCGGCCAGACCGCCGACTGGCTGATCGTCCACTATTCGGCCCACGCCAACGTGCCGGGCGCGCCGTTCTCCCTGAACGAAGTGCCGCAGTTGCGGAGCCTGGACAACGGGCAGACGTGGACGGTCGTGCGCGCGAACATGCTGGGGGCCCAGTTCCCCAGCCAGGTCGGCGGGATCTTCGCGGTGCCTCGCCCGGGCGTGGCCGTGGATCGCTGGGCGATGATCGGGGCCCCGCCGCCGCACCGCTCCGACGACAGCGGCGCGACCTGGCAGCAGGTCACCAACCCGGCCGGGACGTGGCCTGACGCGGGTTTTCTCGTGCCCTCGGGGGGTGGTGTGGCCACGCGCGTGGGCAGCGTGACGATCGGGCCGGGCACGTGGCTCTCCTGCAACTACTACCAGTCGATCGTCCAGATCGCGGGGCCGACGGGCAACAATAACGCCCCGATCCTCATGCTGCGGTTCTCGACTGCCGTGGGGCCGGGCGAGGAGCTGCTCGCGGGCGTGAACCGGTCCGGTGGGGTGGGCCTCTGGCACTCCACGGACGGCGGCGAGACGTGGACCGATCGGGGCACGGTCCCGGTGGCCCTCGGGGTCACGTACGCGCTGGCGCGGGCGGCGGGCAACGGCCGGGTGCTGCTCTACGCGGCGAGCGGCGGCGGCGCGATGGATCTGTGGACCTGTGACGACGACCCGGCGGGCATGGCGACCCCGCGGACGATCTGCGAATTCGCCATCCCGATCGGCGCGCCGCTGGCGCGCATTGCGGGCTGTGCCCTGCTGACGTTCGTCACCGAGCCGTGCGGCGGGCTCCCGCCGCTGACCGTCCCGGAGACCTGCGAGGCGCCGCTGGGGGCCTTCGTGCTGGGCGTGACGTGCCTAGGCGATTCGGCGCCGCTGGCCCGCCGGCTCGCCCGCGGACGCCGTCGGAGGACGCACGCGCATGCCTAACTGGACCCCGACCTACCGCCCCGACGGCGAGGTGCTGACCGGCGACACGTACTTTGCCGACCGGCAGCAGGCCGCCGATGCGGATGTGCCCACGATCCAAGACGACCACTCCGCGACGCTGACGCAGATGCAGACGGCGACCGACCCGGCGCCGGGCGGCACGCCGTCCCTGCCGACGCATCTGGCCGGCGAGCTCGAGCGGCTGCGCTACGTGCTGCGCCAGATCAAGCAGTCGCTGGTGCCTGGCACGACGCAGTGGTATCAGCCGCTGCCGCCGATCGACGTGATCGGCGAGCCGGGGCCGCCGGGACCGGCGGGGCCGGCTGGAGCTGACGGCGCGACGGGACCGGCGGGGGCCACGGGGCCCATCGGGCCGCCGGGACCGACCGGAGCTGCCGGTGTGGGCGTGCCGGCCGGCGGGACCACGGGGCAAGTCTTGACGAAGACCAGCGCGGCCGATTATGCGACCGCGTGGCAGGCCCCCACGGGTGGCGGCGGCACGGTGACCGATGTGCTGTGGACCGGCACGAGCGCGCCCGCAGATCCGACCGTCGAGCTCTGGTGGGACACCGACGAGGCGACCGAAGGAATGAGCGGCGCGCTCAAGGTTAAGGTCGGAAGCGACTGGATCGTGGCGGCGGCGCAGGGACCGCCGGGGCCCGCCGGCCCGCCCGCCGCGTCGTTCTATGCCAGGGCAACTGCAAATCAGTCGATTCCGCAGAATGTGTCTACGCAAGTTCTATTTCCGACGGTGGACCGCGATTCGCATAGTGGATACAACTCGGGCCTCTCCCGCTACGTCATCCAGTCGGGCCAAGCTGGGCTTTACATGTTCACCACGTCCGTCCATGTGTACCCCGTACAGGATGGAATCGTGGTCAACGTGTGGGTGCGTGTCAATGGTGGGACAGAGTATTTAACCGATGCGTGTACGACTGGCTCCGCGACGAGTGGCGTGAGCGTTGCCGGGACGGTTCAACTCAACCTTGTCGCGGGTGATTATGTTGACGTCCGTATACAACATAATATGTCGTCCGCTGGTACGACATATGCGACCACTCAGCATTTTGTGTGGTTCTCCGGCGTGCGCGTGGACGGCACCGGCCCGCAGGGGGCGACGGGCGCAGGCGTGCCCACGGGCGGCACCGCCAATCAGATTCTCACGAAGACGAGCGCGACGGATTATGCGACGGCATGGCAGACGCCGACCGTGCCGATCCTGGCAAACAACGTGGCGTTGCGAGGCTACAAGGCCGACGGGACGACGCCGCAGAACCTGATCGGCATGACGACCGCCGATGAGGTGTCTATCGCGCCCAGTCTGGCGGCGGGCAAGCAGATCTACGTCCCGCGCCTCACCGTGCAGGGGCCGCTGACGCTCGCGGATAGTGAATGGGTGCAGAGTGCGGCCGGGGCGCAGGTCGTGACCGCGACCGGGGCGGGGGCCATCTATTTCTCGCACAACCGGGACGCCGCCTTTAATGCCGACGCGGGGCGGACGATCTTCATGCGCGATGTGAATGTGGTCGGTGTGCTCTACAAGGGCTCCACCGCCTACACCCATCCCGATCACACATTGGAATTGTGGGCGACGGGGAAGATTGAGCGCTTCCGCGAGGCGCACGGGGCGGCGACGTATCAGGGACGGTTGCCGTTCGATGCGCTCGAGCACCATCTCCGAACGCATTGGCGACTGCCGGGGTCGCGCACAGAGGGTCGGTATGACCTGTTTGAGCGCGGCGAAACGCTCTTGATTGCGCTCGAAGAAGCGTATCTCTACATCGTGGACTTGCATCATCGTGTGCGGACCCTTGAGGAGAACCGCTGATGCCGGTCTTTCTGCAAGTCGGCCAGGTCGGAACGCTCCGTTTCCTCCCCTCACAGGCCGGGCTCGATCCCGCGCTCGTCGCCAGCGCGTCCTGGCAACCGCAGGGCAGCCAGCAGCATGTGCGCTTCACGCCGCCCGACCAGGTCGAGGGCATCTCGGCAGGCACCGCCGACTACAAGGTCACCGTCACGATGACCACGCCGGGCGAGAAGGTCACGTATGCCTTTACCGCGACGTGCAACCCGGCTGGGCCACCGGCCCCGCCGAAGATGGACCCCGTGGCCATCGACATCACGGTGACGCCGCCGTGACCGCCGATGAGCACCTGCAGCAGATCATGGGCTCGATCATCGCGAGCCTGATCGTGCAGCTCGCCGTGCTCAAGGCGGAGAACGAGCGCCTCCGCGCCGCGTGCGAGCGCCTGGCGCCCGACGGCGTGATGCCGAGCGCCCCGTGAACACCTTCACCGCGCTCTCGCTGGTCAACCAGGCGCTCCGGAACCTTGGCGAACAGGCGCTCACGACCTGGCCGGACCCCACCAACCCGCGGGCGCTGCTGGCCAGCGAGTTCTATCTCCAGGTGCGCGACACGCTGCTCGGCGAGCATTACTGGAACTTCGCCACCGTGCGCACGACGCTGCGCCCGGAGGCCACGCCCGCGGCCACGTTGACGCCGGCCGCGACCACGGGCACGGGCATCCTGTTCACCGCGAGCACGTCGGGGATCTTCCCGCTCGATGCCGTGGGGCAGCGCCTCGCGGGCGTGGGCGTGCCCGGCGTGGCGACGGTGTCGGCGCTGGTCGAGAGCTCGCCCTCCGCGGCGCTCACGCCGGGCCCTAGCGCGGCCCAGCCCGGCACGCTGGCGGTGCCCTTCACCACGCTCGCCGCCGTGTTCACGGCGGCCGACGTCGGCGCGTTCCTCGAGCGCGTCGACGGCGCCGGCCTCGCCGCGCTGACCGCGTTCGGGAGTCCGACACAGGTGTTCGGTACGATTCACGAGGGCTTCCAGCCGCTCGAGACGATCCCCGTCGGCCAGTGGCGGCTCGTCGCCACCAACCGGGTGGCCGCGGACATCACCGCGCCGTTCTCGGGCGCCGTGATCCCGGCCGGCTCGTGGACCCTCAGCACCGCGCCCCCGGCCTGGGGCTTCGCGTATCGCTTCCGCGTCCCCGACGACTATCTCGCCATGCAGCGCACGCAGGACGCGATCCGCTACCAGCGCGAAGGCGACTACTTCCTGTCCGACGAGCCCACGCTGCCGCTGACCTACACGTCGACGGCGCCGGACGTCACGCGCTGGCCCACGTTCTTCGTGCACGCGTTCGTGGCTGCACTCACCGCGACCTTCGCCGAGCAGACCACCGGGCAGCAGGCCAAGCATCAACTGTGGCTGCAGCTCGCCGAGGGGCGGCTGAAGCGCGCGAAGATGCACGACGGGCAGGAAGGGTCCGCGCCGCAGATCCAGACGCCGGTGCTGATCCGCGCCCGGCATGGCGCATGGGGCGGGTGGTATGCGGGCGGGCGGCGCGGCTGATGCCCCCGGTGCACCCGTGGGCGTCATCGTTCACCACGGGTGAGGTGACCCCGCAACTTTTAGCGAGGGTTGACTGGGACCGGTTTAAAAATGCGGCTGGAAATCTCACCAACTTCGTCTGTCGTCCCTACGGCGGCGTGGCCCGGCGGGCGGGGCTGTCCTACGTGGGCGCCGCGGCGGATCAGGACGCGCGGTGCTACCTGATCGACTTCCGCGTCAGCGAGACCGTGGCCTACGTCTGCGAGTTCAGCGATCTGTCGCTCCGCATCTGGCGGGAGCGCGAGCCGGTGCCGGGCGCCACGCTGGCCTCGCCCTACGAGGTCGGCGATCTCCGCGCGCTCCGCACCGCGCAGTCGGCGGATGTGATGTACCTCTGCCATCCGGACTATCCGCCGCACAAGCTCGTGCGCACTTCGCCCACGACCTTCACGCTGAGCGCGGTGCAGTTCGACGCGCCGCCCACCGTCGAGATCGGGATCACGCCCCTGACCGGGCTCACGCTCAGCGCCACGACGGGATCGAGCGTGACGGTCACGGCCGGCGCCGCGTACTGGAATGACGGCGACCCGGGGCGCCACATCCGGGCCGGGACAGGCGTGGGCGTGATCACGGACGTGACGAGCCCGACCACGGCCACGCTGCACGTGCTCGAGCCGTTCGCGTCCACGACGCTCGCGGCGGGCGCGTGGACCTTGGAGGACTCGCCCCAGGTGTCGCTGGCCGTGATGTACCAGGACCCGGTGCTGGGCCTCGCGATGGATGCCGGCGGGGCCGTGGGCGTCAACATCCTCGCCAATGCCACCGTGCCCGGGGCCGCGACGGGCACGCCGTTCTGGACGCAGAGCGATGTCGGGCTCCACATCCGCGAGGTCGGGTCCGGCACCGGCAGCGCCATCATCGAGTCCCTCGACAGCTCGACGTACATTCGCCTCACCATCGACACGGCGTTCAGCTCGGGGAGCCTGCCGCCGGGCAACTGGGAGATCGAGGGCTCGAGCAAGGGGGCCTACCAGCCGCTGGTCCACATCCGCGTCAAGGACGGCTTCAGCGGGTTCCACCCGGAGGAGCAATCCGGGTATCTCCGGCTACTGGGCGGCGTAGTGGAGATCCAGACCGCGACGGCGACCGAGGTCACGGGGCGGCTCGTCGCGCCGTTCACGCCGGACGTGCGGCTCATCTCGCCGCCCGGCGCGTGGTCGCGCGAAGTGTCGGCGTGGGACGACGACCGCGGGTATCCGGGATGCTGCGCCTTCAATCAGTCGCGCCTCTGGTTCGCCGGCTCGCCCGCTCAGCCGGACACGATCTGGGGCAGCGTCACCGGCGACTACGAGGTCTTCGCCCTCGGCCCGGATGACGACGACGCGGTCGAGTACGCGCTCGCGGTGTCGAGCGGCATGAATTTGATCAGGTGGGTGAAAGGGATGGCGGCGGGCTCCACGACGGGGCTGGCCATCGGCACCAGCGCCGCGGAGATCAGCCTGGAAGGCGGCCAGGAAGCGCCGTTGACGCCCTCCAACGTGCGGGCGAGGGAGCGCACGTATTACGGGTGCGACTTCACGGTGGACGCGATCACGACCAACAACCTCGTGCTCTTCTTGCAGCGCGGCGGCCGGCGCATCCGGGAGTTCACCTACGCGCTCGAGCAGGATGCCTTCGTGGCGCCGGACCTGACGCTCACCGCCGAGCACCTGACGCGGGCCGGCATCGTGGAGATGGTCCACGCCAACAGCCCTGACTCGCTGATCTTCGCGCTGACCGCCGACGGCGTGCTCCTGGCCTGCGCCTACGAGCGCCCCGAGGCCGTGGTGGCGTGGACGCACCACGTCACGCAAGGCGTGTTCGAGTCGGTCTGCGTGATCCCCAACCACTGCGGGACCGGCGACGAGCTCTGGGTGGCCGTGGCGCGCACCCTCGACGGCGAGGTGCGCCGGTCGATCGAGGTCTTCGACGGCCGGCTGAATACCGACGCGGCGCTCGTGTACGAGGGCGTGGCCACGGGCAACTTCACCGGGCTGACACATCTGGCCGGCGCGACCGTGAA